AAAAAGAATCAGAAGGTGTTGACTTAACCTTTGCTCGTGTTGGTGGTAGAACATCTAAAGCATTGCCTAATAGAGAGAACGTAGATTTTTGGCAACAGACAGGACCTGAATGGGTTCAGTCATACATTGATTGGCGCAAGGCTAATCATAATTGGAAGATTTGGTTTACTCCTGAGGGCGCACCTGCCGTAGAGTTGGGGTTAACTCCAGTCTTTGCTGACGTACCAGTGAAGATGGTTCTCGATAGAGTGTTTGAAGTCGATGGTGAGTTGGTCGTGGTTGACCTCAAGACTTCACAACAAACCCCAACTAGTACCTTGCAACTTGGGTTCTACAAGTTAGGACTTAAGCAGGTACTAGGTGTAGACATTAAGTACGGTGCGTACTGGATGGCAAGGCAAGAAGGTACATCTGCACTCATAGACCTTAGCGGTTACACTGAGGAGAAACTTAACTACTTAGTTTCCTCCTTCGATAAAGCACGCAAGGCTGGTATATTTATTCCTAATACAAACAACTGCAATCGTTGTGGACTTACAGAACACTGTCAGTTCACTTCGAAGAAATGAGAAACATAATGGCAAATGAAGACTGGAAACTACAAGTTTCCTATAAGACACCATCAGGTGATATGATAAACATACGTGCTAATACTGCTGACGAATTGTCAGTATTGTTAGAAGGCGTAGGAGATTACTCTCCACAGATTGCTGCAACCCAACAGAAGATTGTAGGTTCGTATGCTCTAAACCCGTCCTCGACGTCGAGTTCCACTACAAGCACAAAGCCCTCGAAATACTCCGCACCAACCCCAGTCTCAGTAGTATCAGGTACAGCAGCGCCAGTGTGCAAACACGGGGCACGTATATGGCGAGAGGGTATCAGCAAGGCAAGCGGTAAACCATATGCATTCTGGGCTTGTCCTTCACCGCAAGGAACGCCAGACCAATGCAAACCAGTAAACTAAAAGACTGGCATAAATCTTTTTTCGGAACTAGAAAGGAACCAGGATGCGTACACTTGTCAGGTCAGTTGGTCGTGCCAGTATTGGTGGGGAACCATTACCATCTTGCTTTAAGGCATTCGAATCAAACAAGATTATCATCCGTCGCTCCGAAGTTTCTATGTTCGCAGCAGCACCAGGTGTCGGAAAATCAACACTTGCATTAGCACTAGCATTAAAGATGAAGGTGCCAACACTTTACATCTCAGCAGATACTAATGCCCACACTATGGCTATGCGACTAGCCTCTATGATTTCTGGAAAAAACCAAACAGATGTAGAGGGGATGCTACACTCTGATGTTGGTTGGACTAAGGCTACTCTATCCAAGAGTAGCCATATAGTCTGGTCGTTTGAATCAGCACCAACACTACAAGATATAGATGAAGAAGTGCAAGCCTTTGAAGAACTATGGGGCTGTTCTCCTACGCTAATCATAGTAGATAACTTAATGGATGTAGCCACCGATGGTGGCGAAGAGTTCGCCTCTATGAGAGCGATTATGAAGGAGTTGAAATATCTTGCTCGTGCTACAAATTCGGCTGTTGTCGTTCTTCATCACACTAGTGAGGCTGTTGTTGGGACACCGTGTCAGCCACGCTCTGCTATCCAAGGTAAAGTTGCACAACTTCCAGCGCTTATATGTACACTTGGTGTTGTCGGAACTTCAATGGGTGTTGCTCCCGTCAAGAACAGATATGGAAGAGCAGACGCAGGCGGTGGACTAATGACTTGGATTGCATTTAATCCTGAGTATATGTTTGTCGATGACATACCAGAGAATCATTAATGATAATACAATTAAATAAAGATGAGGTCAGGGTCTGCACTTTGCTTGCAGTCGAAAGATGGCTGGCAAAGTTTGGCTCTACTGACCAACCTAACTATGCACAGGGTAAGGCAGATGGTAAGTTAGAGCCTGAGATTAACGCCAACATACGTGCTAATGTGTGTGAGTGGGCTGTTGCTAAGCATTATAATATGTCTTGGAATGTCCCTTACTATCCCAATGCACTACATAAGAAGCGGCATAGTCTGCCTGATGTTGGAGAGAACGTAGAGGTTAGGTCTGTTAGAACCCAAGACAGCATACCATTTTGGGCAAAGGATAAAGGTAAGGTTATTATCGGCACTAAATGTTTAGATACAGAATATTATTCTGAGGTAGAAATATTTGGCGTTGCTTATCCCGAAGAGTTTATTAAGCCTGAGTACTATGACTCATACATTAACGGATGGCGCATACCTATAAGTGGGTTCACCCATGAGTAGTTATGGAAAGCGCAAGGGTGCTACCTTTGAGACTGGTGTTGTTAAATGGTTGAGGTCTAAAGATATACTAGCAGAAAGATTAACCAAGGCTGGTGCTAAAGATGAGGGTGATGTAGTTGCTTTCCTAGATGGAGCAGCAAACATATTAGAACTTAAGGCAACAAAGAAGTTAGACCTACCACAGTTCTGGCGTGAGGCTGAGGTGGAGGCAGAGAATTATGCTAAGGCTAGAGGATTAAAAGAAGTACCATATAAATTTGTAATAGTTAAACGTAGACAGGCAGGAATAGATAAGGCTTGGGTGGTGGAAGACTTTGAACAATGGACGAAGAGGGCAGGTAAATGACTTACCAGACATACGAAAAATACTCATCCACTATGGAGCGAGTGTACGACAAGAGTACGGGCAAGTTAATATCAAGTGCCCTTTCCACTCTGACACTCACCAATCAGGAAGCGCTAATCTCGACGATAACATATTCATATGCTTTGCCTGTGGAGTCCAAGGTAACTCGTTACAAATTATCGCACAACAAGAAGGGATAGATATACGTGAAGCAAAGTCAATCGCAGAAGGAATTGTTGGGACAAGCAGCGCAGAAGTACGGGGCAAACATTTATCAGGCAGAAGATTACCTCAGAAGCAGGGGTATAACAATGGAAGCAGCACGGTTGGCACGATTCGGCGTAGTAGGGGAGGCTGAAATTGGACACGAACAATTCAAAGGAAGATTATCCATACCGTATATTACCAAGAGTGGCATTGTCGATATTCGTTTTCGTGCTCTTCATCCTGCTATTGAACCTAAGTACATGGGAATGACTGGTGCTGAAACAAAGATGTATAATGTATTAGACATAGAAAAAGCGGGCGATTTTATAGGAGTGTGTGAAGGTGAATTGGACACAATTACTTTATCTAGTTGTATTGGCATCCCTTGTATCGGTGTACCTGGGGCTAATAGTTGGAAGAAGCACTACACGAGATTGCTCGCTGACTTTGAAAGAGTATTTGTATTTGCAGATGGAGACCAACCAGGAAAAGAATTTGCAGCAAGCCTGGCGAGGGAACTGCCAGTCACAGTCGTGCAGTTGCCAGACGGGGAAGATGTAAACAGTGCATATGTTAAGTATGGTGCTGACTATATTAAAGAGAAGGCTGGACTAAATGGATAGAAGTATACCGCCGTGTCCTGAATGTGGCAAGCGTTTCAATAATGTATTCGAAGCAACTGACCATCTACTAGAGGATGATGATGATGAGTTTGACCCAGCATTAATCTTACCTAATGGTGCAAGGTTAATGATAGGCTCTTTGCTTAGGTGTCTGTATAAATATGCAGATAAACCTGACCAAATAAAAACCATAACTCAGTCTACATATATGACATTGTTTACGGCGGAGACACACCCAGCAGCAATGAAAGATATAGTAGAGGAGATGATAATTGAATCGCAGATGATGGACATAGACAACGAGATTAAACATTTCCTAGGAAGGAACAGCAATGAATAAAGAATTTGAACATAATGTAGGTACAACATTCCAAGAACTATTAGATTTATTATTGTCCAAGCATAAAGATTACGGACCAAAGAATATATCTGATGCACCTGGCGGTGCGTTAAATGGATTAAGAGTTCGTATGCACGACAAGTTGGCTAGGATTAACAACCTATATGGTAGTGCTAGTCAGCCAGAGCACGAGTCTCTTGAAGATTCTTTCAAGGATATAGCAAACTATGCAATCATAGGATTGCTAGTACTGAGAGGACAATGGGATAAATGAAAATTATAGTCTGCGTATCTGATTTACAGGTACCGTACCATGATAGGAAAGCAGTATCTGTACTGGCTCGCTTCATTAAATCATACAAGCCTGATGAAGTTGTGTCAGTCGGGGATGAAATGGATATGCAGACTATCTCAAAGTGGAGTAAAGGTACTGACCTTGAACACGAGAAGTCTATTGGTAGAGACAGAGATGAAACTTATCGTGTACTTGAATCATTAAAGATTAAACATATGATTCGTAGTAATCATACAGACAGATTGTTTAATACAATTAAGATGAGAGCACCAGGACTTGCTGGTCTACCTGAATTAGAGTTAAAAAACTTCCTAAAACTGGACAATCTAGGCATAAAATACCACGAAAAACCCTATGAATTAGCCCCAAATTGGCTACTTTTACACGGTGATGAGGGTAATGTGCAACCTACCGCAGGTGCTACCGCACTTGGTCTAGCCAAGAGAGCAGGTATGAGTGTAGTGTGTGGACACACGCACCGTATGGGCTTAACACATTACACACAATCATATTTTGGTGGTCACCCTAAAACTATTTGGGGATTAGAAGTCGGTTGTCTTATGGACTTTAAGTTTGCAAAGTATATTCGTGGTGGATTATTTACTTGGCACAAAGGATTCGGTGTGTTATATGTAGATGGAAATAAAGTTATACCTCATCTTGTTCCAGTTAATATGGATGGGTCATTCGTATTCGATGGAAAGTTATGGAAGTAAATGGATTGGGATAGCATTGAGCGGTGGGATTACATTGTAACAGCGGTTGCCTCAGAGTACCATAGGAAGTTTAGTATGGTAGAGTTAGAGGACATAAGACAATCGCTGTATCAATGGTTTGCAGAGCACCCAAATAAACTTAAGGATTGGGAAGCGATAGGTGATAAGGACGCAAAGAATTTAATCTATCGTTCTTTGCGTAATCAAGCATTGGATTATTGTCAAAGATGGAAGGCTAAGTCTGTTGGCTACGACATAGGTGACATACATTATTATGATTCTGAAATTGTAGAAGCATTACTGCCACCTGTACTGCGTGGTGAGTATGGTGTAACACATAAATTAAATCTTGGATTTACTGGTAGACCGTCTGCTCCCGCCGAGGGTGGCAACCTAACTATTATGATGTTAGAGATTGACTCAGGTTATTGGAAGTTAAGTAAAGATGATAGGAGAATAATCTTTCTACGCTTCGCAGAGAACCTAGACTTCGGCGAGATAGCAAACTACTTGGAACTTGGTACTGATAGTGCGGCACGAATGAGATTGAAGCGTGCTATCACTAGGTTGATTAATAAGATAGGTGGATACAAACCATACAGGGATGTTGACACCACTAGCGAAGAGCCTGAAGAAGAGCATCAACCACCCGTCGAATAGAATCCAGTCCCATTTAGTTTGAATGGAACAGGATTAATTACTCGCTTAGTTAACCTAGTACAGTACTGACAATTAGGCACACTATCTCTTTCATCTACATTTCTATAGTGTTCCTCTGATGTCTTACAGTCATCACATTTGTATTCATAGTTAGGCATTAGTACTCCTCATCATCTGGTGTTGGTGCTGTTGCAAGAGTGCCACATAAAGCACACTCCATATCTAGGAAATACATATCAATCTCCCCAGTCTCATCATCAAACACAGTCTTAACATTCCATATGTTACAACCGCAAGGACATACAGTAGTAGCACTACCTCGTATGTCCATAGCAGACTTGTAGTCAGGCTTAAGTTCTGTTATATGTTTTGGATTATTGATTAGTAATATCCTTTCTTAGTGAAGAACTCCCACGCTTTACAAGGGGTGTGGTATCTGTTATAGATATAAGACAAGCCTCTATCTATTTGAATAGGTGCTGGAGTTTTAGGGTCAAGCCCTAGTATCTGTGGGATACCGCCAGCATTCTTACCCATTACCTTTACCCTGTTGTATGCGTTGGGTCTCCAATTACTTTCTCTTGTCCATAGTTTATCAAGACATAGCCATTGTTTGTATTGCCATTCATATAACTTGTCTTGTGCGTATGCTTTACTATCCTCTGTCGTCCATTCAACTATAGGTTGTTCACCCTTAGTTGGATTACTGGTGGGGGTAGCAAGTCTTATACTAACCAACGCTAGTAAGCATAGAGTTAATATAAATACAAGTTCTCTTTTCATAACAAAGCACCTATAAAGTATAGAACTAAAAGAAATATAAGGGTATATGGTAGTGATGAGCCACCCATTGTGAGTAGCAAACCAACCGCCAAGTTAAATCCTATAAACTTTAGTATCTATAACTCCTCTCTCAGATTTCCTCTGCGTTTACATCTGCGCCAGTTGGCATATCAAAGTAGGACACTTCCCATTCTTTATATGGTGCGTCTATTGCCAACTCAATGGCTCTGTCTATATCATATTCTGATACATAATATACCAACTCGGCACGGACATTGATTGATATTTTATAGTTATTCGTATTCATTATCGAACAACCCTTCAACATCATTGTCGCTAGACATCTCCTCATAAGTGATATAAACTAGGTCGTCTAGTTCTCTGATAAGCAAACTTATCTTATCAGCAGACCAACCAGTTACCATATCGCTAGTGATTGCGCCTTGCCATACTATATCTTTATCCATCTATACCTCTCTCTCTCATAGTTGTTCTTACCTTCCTTGCGAAGGCAAGTTTGTTTGCTGTTGCTGCTTTCTTCATACTCTTTCCCAGCATAACTAGTCTTTCACCAGGCATTGTACCACCATAAATACCAAAGTATTTTTGTGCTCCACGCATACCTAGTTCCAAACAGTTAATCTTGGCAGGGCAATTACTACATATGGATAGGGCAATAACAGCCTTGTCTACTTCTGCTTTAAGTCTGCTTCTCTGCTCTGCGTTATTACTCCATACTTCGTTATCATCTTTATCTACTTCACCTGCGAACCATAGGTCAGGGTTGTTGTGATTAACACACAGCCCATCACTTACATCTAACTCTCTATCGTTGGATAGGTAACCGAATACACTATCCTTTACACCTGAACCCCAGCCTCCCATCAGTTATGTATCCCATACTCATAGCATATAACCTGAACTGCTGCGGTTAGTTTGTTTATCATCTCTTTAATTTCCTCATCTGATAGGTGCGCTGTGTCCCTCTTGGGTACATAGCAAGTCCAATCATAATCATTGTCTAGCATACTGTCCTCTCTGTGTTAGGGTAGGTGGGGCGATTACCCCACCCACAATTAACTAGTTTATTATGGGCGGAATACTACTGAAGTATATCCGTCTAGGCGTGAGTGCTTGGCGATTAAGCCCTTGCTTCCAGTCAAGTGTTGATACTTGCCGTTGCCTAGTGATACCCACATAGACTTAGGTTTGAACCTAGACTGTGTTGGTAGTGCTTTAAGTATTGTGCCTCGTGGTTCATATCCATTGACACTCTCTACATCTAACTGAACTGTTGCCAGTTCATCTGCTAGGTCTGCGAGGGTCATTGATATGCTAGCCAAGTAGTCCTCATATACTCGTGCTGTCGTGGTTGTCATTGTATTACCTTTCATTGTTGTATGCTTAGCAATTTACCAAGCATATCGATAGTGATTTTATCACTACCAATTCTAGAAGTCAAGTGGCTCTTTACTATACCACTTCTCACTTAAAAATCCATACTCATCTCTGAGCATACTCTTAGTCTTAGGGTTGTAGCATAGGCACTCTAAGAACTGTGCGCTACAATCAAAGCAACACTCACACATAGTACAGTAGAGTTCGCTTTCCCATAGGTCTACAATACTCTCGCAGTTTGGGCACTCGAACTTATTGTCCTCGAATAAGTGTGGTTCGAAGTGACTATCTGTTGCTACTATATCATACACACTAGGCTCATCACCATAGGTATATGTATAACTCTCGGTGCGTGGTGTGGATACGATAGGCTTGTAAGAGTTATTACTCCACCATATACCATTATCGTCCCAACTACCTAGACTTTCATTGATAATATAAATCTTGTACTGTGCTCTAGGGTCTTTGGTCATAACTACTACCTTGTTGCCACTAGCCCACGAACTTATCATATCATATACATAGTCATCATCAAGGGCAGACACGCCACCTAGTCTTGGCAATAACTCCTCTGCCATAATCCTAGTGTCGCTACGCTTATCACCTTTAGGTATATGAATATCTAGCACGCCATTGTGCGCTAGATAAGTATCGTGCTCACCTACTACCTTAAATGGGTGGCAGTTGAGTTCGTTCTTAACTCCATGAGTAGCAAACCTAGCGTGCCACATAGCGTAGCCATCAGGGTATTGCTCACGCAACTCTAAGAACCTAGCGATAGATTTTTTAGCGGACATACTACGCTCAGATATAATACCTGAACCAGTATCTATCGCAAACCCAAAGCCATGTGGGTTCTTACACGCACCCATTTTTAGGTCATCTTTACTAGGTGTAGAATTAGGATTACACACTACTAACAAACACATACTAACTCCTCTCTCATGCTTGGACTAACTCTTTACTATCTATTACTAACTTATCCACTCTACTCATACGCATATAGAGTTCAGGATATAAACCATTGTTGGCTTGTATCCAATCAGCGAACCACTCCCAACTTAACGCACCCATCTTTACATCTGATAGGGTCAAGTTGCGTGTGTATTCTACTGTTGCATGTGCTAATTGTATAGCACTAAGCACACCATCAGGGTTCATAGTACCCCTAAAGAACCTGAGTTCTAAGGTGTGTTCGTTCTGCGTATTTACCGCAGAATATCTCTCGGTCATAGCCCTACTAGGGTGAGCAACCTTATCGGCTAATGTGAAGTATGGTCTATCGAACTCATCATACTTATACACATCATTAAACTTGGCATAGGTAGTCCTGCGCCCACCCAACTTCATCATCTTATCAGAGTTCTTATAGACTAAGGATAAGAACCTATGAGTATGTGCGCCTGACTTAAAGCCAGTTCTACTTATATGTATATGTAGTCCGCAACTCTTAGCGTCCCAACTCCTAGCAATATGAACTCTCTTTAGATAATCTAAGGTAGTCCATAAGTTCTTACTGTCAGTAAAGTAATCGAGAGTGGCAGGGTGAGATACCATCTCGAACCCCTTGTAGCCACCGCTACCTATACTACTATCCTCTTTGAGATAGGTGAAGTCGCCCATCATCTCCATTACATATTCAGAACTTGCGGATAAATCTCCATCTCTAATCTCCATCTCTAGTTCTATACCGAAGTATAGATTATCCTTAGAGTTGCCATAGAATATAGGGTCGGGCTTGTAAGAGTATTGGTTAATTAACCTACGGCTATCATCACAATTCTCGCAAGCCTCTCGGTTATACTCATCACAACTATCGCACCAATAAGCATTATTAGAGCAACAATCTTGACACCAGTATTGGTCAATATCTGCTACTTGATAACTGCTATCATTGTCAGAGTATAAACTCTCACAACTCTCGCACCAGAAGGTATGATTATCAGCGCAAGGTTCGCACCAAGTACCGCTACCTTCTACATACCTAGAGTTATCCTCATAATCGTAGTTATCGCAACGCTCACAATAAATACGGCAACCAACGCACAGCGCATCACCGCTAGGGGTGGTGGCTAAATCGTCAGGCGAGATACCGAGAGCACAACTAGCGCACTCGACTAACTCATCATCAATAGGCACATCAACTCCTTACTTTATTGGAAGTTCTAACTCTATCATTATATCATTAACTTTATTGCGTAGCAAATTGGTAGCAGTAGCCATACTCTTAAAGTCTGACCTAACATACCAATTCTCTTGGGTTCTTAAAGACTTGCGGATTAACTCCAACTCATCTTTAGTTATCTCTATCACTATGTTATCCATATTACTTGCGTTCTCTGAATAACTTAATACTTCTAAGGGTGATAGCCATAATCGCTAGGATTATCAGCGTTCTATGGGGTAGCCATATCTCACCAAAGTAAGTGCTTAGATAGGTGGCAACGCCATCTATACTAAACTCTTGGATTATCTCCATCTTATCTCCATCTCCTAATCTAGTGATTAGGCTACCCTCTAAGGATACCACACCCTTAAAGGATAGTCAAGCCACTACTTAAAATCTTTAAGTATATCCGCCACAATATCTAACTCATCATTAGATAGATGGTCAATACTCACCGCCTTATCGAACCCTAATACATCTGCCATTAGTTCCCCTTACAATTTTCTAGCAAATAGTTATTTACTATCTGCCACTCCTTCTCATTGGTAGGGGCTATCTTAGAGAGTTTTAATTCTCTAATGCTAAACCTTACCATATCCCTAACTAAGGGCATAATCTATACTCCCTTACTTATACCTAAGTATAGCATACTTAGGGCTATAAGTCAAATCCTCTTGACTTATGGCGTGTCCTAGTAGGGTATCGAACCCTATACACACCGAACCTATCGGCTAGGACTATCTCTTAATTATACTGCTCAGCAGGTTTAGCGTGTTGCTTTAAGAACTCAGCACGCCTAGCCTCTAATCTTAACTCACGCTCTAATTCTAAATTGTGAGCCTTGATTACTTGCGCCACCTTACTAGGGGATAATTTAGGGGCACGCTTACGCTTACCACCTAATCGCACAGATTTACCGCTTACTGTGTCGGATAATCTCCAACTAGGTGAGCCTAAGCCATGCTTTAATATTCCCCTATTAGGTGATTTAGATAGTTGTATTACCATCTTATCCCCTAATCCGATTAAGTAAGTAGTGAGTAGTCTAGTTAGTATCCCGACAGCGCAACCGCCATCATAACTAGGGGCGTATCTCTCTAGGCTACTTACTACTTACTTAATCCTTATTTAGTTGTTGTAAGGATAATTATACCACACTATCTAATAGTGTCAAGTATCCCTATCCTAGCGTGTCGCTTAGTTGTGAACTAAGATTACCCCCTACTAGGGGCGACACCCCTACGCCTTAGCGTAGTAATTGACTTGCTTTACTCCCAACTAGTCTAGTCTGCTTAGTGGCAGGTATCCAATCGGTACGGGCTAATCCTAACTTATCACTAAAGGCTAGAACTCTCTCTAAGCGGTCTAATCGCTTTAGGTCTAGTTCTGCTCTTAGTTCTATCTCTAGTGCTTTACTCATATTCACCCCCTTATTTAGTTGTAAGACACACCCTATCACACTTACCCCCACCCACCTAATCTATTTGGAATAATCTCATATAGTAAGACGCTCAACTAATGTTATCTACATCACACGAACAGATGTTCGATTACTGGCGGGTAATATATGGTCGGGCAGATAGTTCGAACATGTGTTCGCATATTTAGATTTTAATATACACTCTCAGTTAGTTATAAGGTAGTTCACAGGTAGTTCTCAGGTAAATACTACTAATGAGTAAGTCGATAAATCGATAAGTCGATAAATCTTTGACCCAGACTTGTTTAATTTTGCTCAGGTTATATATATATG